AGATACTGAAGCTTTTGAAAATGTAGTTATTGGATGGTTAGAGGGATCATTAGATGTACCTTCGATGCAGGCAAGTATAGCTGCAAACATACAGTCTCAAATTACACCTGTAAATGAGGACTTGTATTTTACTTGGATGAATCCACAACCACCTACTCCACCAGAGCCAGAAACGGAAGAAGAAGAGGAAGTTGTTGATGATGAGTAAATAATATTTATTATATTTGTATATAAATTTAATCTAAAATAATCTAAAATGTCAAAAAATTTAACACCAGAAGAGTTACAGAATTTACAAGCTCTTAATCAAGAATTTACTCAAGTAAAAATAAAATTAGCTGATTCAGTTTATCAACAAGTTTTATATACTAAAGACTTGGACACAATAAGAGAAAAGTTTTCATCTGTTGAAAAAGAGTTGTCAGAAAAGTACGGAGCTAATTCTGTTATTGATTTAGCAACTGGAGAAGTAAAAGAGAATAAACCAGCTGAAACAGCAGAGGTTGTAAAATAAAAAAATATTTATGGCAAGAATTAGCAACACATCATCATATCCAATAATAACTCCAGACGGTGCAGATTATTTTATATTGACAGATGCTGAAAATGACAACGCAACAAAAAACTGTTCTATAAGTAACTTACAGTCTTACTTAGGAGTAGATACAGTAAAAGTTAGTGTTTCAATTTCACCAGCTAACTTGCAAGTTTTATCAACTCCATATACAATTATAGCCTCACCTGGTGAAGGATATACATATGACATTACAAATGTTTCTGTGTTTATGGATTTTAACACTACTGTTTTTGATTTTTCTTCGGATGCTAGTTTAAAAATAGGATCTTATGTTGCTGGTACAATACCTCAATCAATATTAAATTCAACATCAGATGTAGTGTATAAAATACAACCTGTTAGTGGCATATTAGCTGCTGATACACCTATAACTTTATCAGGTGGAAATGCTACAACTGGAGATGGTACTCTTTACATAAATATTACTTACAGAAAATTAAAATTAGATTCTACATTTTAATTAAATGGATATTAGAAAAATTTCTATAGGAGCAGACTATAAGTCTAGTGCTATGCATTACATAGCTGGACAAGAAGTTCTTGGCGGAAATTATAAAATTCATTTAATTCAAAAAGAAGCAAATATAAATTCTTATAAAATTTGGATTGAAAAATCTAATGAAGTTTTTTTGTGGAAAGAATTTAATTCTAATATTCCTATTTCAATTGAATATAATATAAATTTCTAATGAAGTCACCTTTTTATTTCATTGTAAAACCTTACAATGGAAGAAGGTATGATAATGTAAAGAAGATAGGGGATGTGAACTTAATAATGAGTTCGTCCAAAGAAGATCATACCGTTTCCAACAGGTTTGCAAAAGTTGTCAGTACTCCAATAAATTACAAGGGAGAAATTACTCCAGGTGATATTTTACTAGTTCACCATAATGTTTTTAAATTTTATAATGATATGAAAGGTCGTCAAAAAAGCGGTAAAAGTTTTTTTAAAGACGATTTATTTTTTATAGAAGAGGATCAGTTTTTTATGTTTAAGCATAATGATAAATGGAAATGTCATTCTAAATATGTAATGATAAAACCAATATTAAAAAAAGATTCTTATATTAAAGGTTCTAATACTGAAGAACCATTAACTGGTATTATAAAATATATAAATTCTGAGCTATTAGAAAAAGGATTAAAAGAAGGTGATACTATTTGTTTTGAGCCTGAAAGCGAATATCCTTTTATTGTAGAAGAAGAAAAACTATATAGGATGTTTACAAACAATATAACTATGGTTTTATAATATGGACGTAAAAGAAATAAAGTTACAAATAATAAAGGCTGGTGAAAAAGCTGTTATGCAACTTATTAAGGTTGCTGAAGAGCATATTATAAAGTATGGAGAAGATGATGAGTTAGCCGCTGATAAATTAAAAAATGCAGCAGCTACAAAAAAATTAGCAATATTTGATGCTTTTGAAATATTAACTAGAATAGAGGAAGAAAAAAATTTAATAGAAGGAGTAACTAAACCAAATAATAATACGTCTCAAGGATTTGCAGAAAGAAGATCAAAATAGCTTATATGTAAAGTTACCAAACTACATACCAAAAAGTATTGTTACAAATAAAAACAAAGCTAAAAACTGGGAGTACGGGTATAATGAAAAATATAATGTTGTTGTAATATCTAAAACTGGAAAAATATCAGATGTTATTTCTATAAATGGTTTAGCAATTGCTTTACCTGAGAGACCAAAGAAAATATACAAAAGATCTGAAACTAAATCAGAACAATACTGGGAATCATTTGAAGTTCCTTCTTTGCTTAAAAAAATACCAACAATCTTTCAATGGAATCAAACCTCACCTAATTTTAAAAATCAGTGGGTAGAATATATTGAGTCGGAGTTTGATAAAAGAGATGAAGGTTTTTGGTTTATGAATAATGGTAAGCCTACTTATATTACTGGCTCTCATTATATGTATTTGCAGTGGACTAAAATTGATATTGGATTACCAGATTTTAGGGAAGCAAATAGAATTTTTTATATTTATTGGGAAGCTTGTAAAGCAGATAAAAGAAGCTTTGGTATATGCTATTTAAAAATTAGACGTTCTGGATTCTCATATATGGGTAGTGAGGAATGTGCTAATATAGCTACAATATCTAAAGATTCTAGGATAGGTATTTTATCTAAAACAGGAGCTGATGCAAAAAAAATGTTTACTGATAAAGTAGTTCCAATATCTAACAATTACCCTTTCTTTTTTAAACCAGTTCAAGATGGTATGGATAAGCCTAAAACAGAATTAGCTTATCGTGTGCCAGCCTCCAAGATTACTAAAAAAAATATGTATGAAGAGGATGAAGAACAGATAGAGGGACTAGATACAACTATTGACTGGAAAAATACAGGAGACAACTCTTATGATGGTGAAAAACTAAAACTACTTGTTCACGATGAAAGTGGTAAATGGGAAAAACCAAGTAATATTTTAAATAACTGGAGGGTAACTAAAACTTGTTTACGATTAGGTAGTAAAATTATTGGAAAGTGTATGATGGGATCTACATCTAATGCATTAGACAAGGGAGGTAACAACTTTAAAAAATTATATAACGATTCTTCAACAAATCAAAGAAACTCAAATGGTCAAACTAAAAGCGGGTTATATTCCCTTTTCGTCCCAATGGAGTATAATATGGAGGGGTTTATTGATATTTATGGTATGCCAGTTTTAGAAAACCCGAAATTACCCAAGCTGGGTATTGATGGGGAAATGATTACTAAAGGAGCTATTAACTATTGGCAAAATGAGGTAGACTCTTTAAAAAATGATGCAGATGCATTAAATGAATTTTATAGACAATTCCCAAGAACAGAGTCACACGCATTTAGAGATGAGAGTAAACAATCTTTGTTTAACTTAACAAAAATATATCAGCAAATAGACTACAATGATTCTTTAATAAAAGACAGATTTTTAACTAGAGGTAATTTTAGTTGGAAGAATGGTATTAAAGATGGAGAGGTTTTATGGAGTCCAGACACTAGAGGTAGGTTTTTAATTTCCTGGACACCTAAAAAACAATTGCAAAATAATAGTTATATTAAGAACGGCAGAAAATACCCAGGCAATGATCATATAGGTGCATTTGGTTGTGATAGTTATGATATATCAGGAACTGTTGGAGGTGGAGGATCTAATGGCGCTCTTCACGGAGTTACTAGGTTTAATATGGATGATGCTCCTAGTAATGAGTTTTTTTTAGAATATGTAGCTCGTCCACAAACTGCTGAAATATTTTTTGAAGAAGTATTAATGGCTTGTGTATTTTATGGTATGCCTATTTTAGTTGAGAATAATAAACCTAGATTATTATATCATTTTAAAAACAGAGGTTATAGAGGGTATAGTATTAATAGACCTGATAAAGCATATAATAAATTATCTAGAACTGAAAAAGAACTAGGAGGTATACCAAATTCAAGTGAAGATGTTAAGCA